CTTACGTTGTGATCTGTATTCTTCTCTTACTTCTTGCTCTGTTAGTTTACGTTCTTCCATCCAACTCCTTCAAATTGTTTTCTTTCCATTCTTTAGTTGTTTCAGGCCTACCCCATTTATCTATTTCATCTGGTGTTCTACTACAACCCATGCAATAACCACTATCTTGGTCAATCGTACATATGTTTATGCACGGCGTAGGTACATAGTCATCACTCACACAAACACCTCTTTCATTATAAACTTACATTTAGTAAGGTTAAACTTAATAAAAGGTGATAATTTCTTTATTTTAAACGATTTTTCAGGCCAGATAACTGTTTCAGCAATCTCTTTGTCCCATCTTTTAACAAATGATAAAACTTTATCCAAGATGATGATTGTCTGTACTGATATTTTTTCAGATAGAAGTAATCGTAGCAATCGTGGATGTTGCCCACTATGTACACGAAACAAATCATCAAACCGAATCCTATTATCATTAATGACATTAGAAAGTAATACACAATCCCCTCTAAAATTGTACGTAAAAGATTGATTATATTTTTTCCACTTGTTATAAGTTGTTTCTCCATCTGCTCTAACTAGATTACCTATCCATGTTTTTGAATTATGAAAGAAATTAGATACAAAATAGTCTAGCATTTCTTCCTTTGTATATTTAGTTGTAAGTTTATGAAAAAAGAACCTATCATTACGTTTTAAAAATGTGTTAAATGTTGAATTAACTTTGGCATTGTGCCTGTAAAAATCATAACTATCGGAAGTGAAGTGTAGTTTAATAGCCAAATATAATGTATAAGCCTCATAACTGTTCATATAGGTAAGATTGCTGTGCTTGATCGTTCAACCAAGTTTAGCTTTTCTGCCTCTTCTTTTATCTTTTCTTTTAGTGACTTGTTGATTAAAGGACCTACAGACGCTGTGTCAATATCATTTTCTTCACAATATTTTAACACGGCATCCATATAGGACATCCGTTTCTCTTTTACTATTGCCTCTATTATTTGAGCAAACTTTTTACTATTCATTAACATCAGAATTTTCTTACTATGTGTTTTCTTAATGCTCTTGTTAGTTCTTCTATTTTATCTATGATACTAATTAAACTTGGGTCTGTGATATAAGTTTGTTCTGCTTTTAGTCTATCATATTCTTTTAACGGTATTGTTACCGTTGATTGTTCATTCTCATAAGTCATATCATGCTCACGGGAATCTCTTTCTATATTTTCACTCATAATTTACCTCACTTTATAATAATATTATATCACAATCTACGTGTTTGTCAAGCCTGTTTCTGTTACTCGGTACAGGCAAACCGTTTAGCAGTATTAAGCTGCCATCGCTAAATTGTTAGCATTTATAAGATGACTTTACGTTGTCAGCGACTAAACTCCAGTAAGTTTTAACTGTGAATCGATCCTAGTTCCACCCCTTAAATTTCATTGTTTAAATGGTGGAGTGGGTGGCATTGCAGCCACGTCTTCTCCAGGTATTCTCTTACCTTCAACGTTTAATTCTTTTGTGGCACTACTAAATCAAATGTATGAAATAAAATACATCTTTCAAGTCCACTTGGTATATCTAATACAGCAATTGATTGTGTATTATCTTCATTTACCATATAAGTTATCATATAAACTGGTTCACCATCTTCTACCATACCTGTTCTACCTAGTGTTAAGTGATATGGTTTAAATTTATAATGATCAACATAAGTTTGTATAGCATTTACTGTACCACATAAAGCAGGTACCTGTTGCATATAAACTTCATTACTAAATTCTTCATGCTCGGCATAAACTACAGTTGCAAATAATATACTTAAAACTATTAATATTTTTTTCATATTTCCCTTTAGCTGTTATGGTCGCAAGTAGGATATATAAATCGCCTTTTTTATTAATTCAACTATTGACTCTTTATTAACTATTTATATTATTTCTGTTAAAAAAGTCTTTAGTGTGTTTATAAAATAACTCTTGGTGTTCTTTGATTTTATCTTCGGTATGTATCCATTCTTGTACAAAACCATCTTCACATGTGGCTAATATAACAGTTTGTTCTATTTTGTGATTTGGGTATAGCTCTTCATACATTTTTGCATATGCCGAACATTGTAAAAAGTTAGCATAATTGTAATTGGCATCCCTTTTCTTTGTAGAGGTCTTAAAATCAATAACTGATAGTTTACCTCTATACTCAGCAATACAATCTACCTGACCTGCAACACTTATTTCTTTTGAGTATAGGTATTCTTCTAGGCAATGTATGTTATCTATTCTAGCAAGATATGGTTTAATAATTCTAAAAAGACCTAGTGGTGTAACAGCAGTTATACCTACCGACTTCTCGTCTTCGTTGTTCAAGTGATTCTCAATCAAGGTATGAGTTGTCTTACCTCTATTGACAGCAGACGTTGATATGTAGTTAGCCATTTTCTCACCAACTGCATTTCGCCATGCCTGTAGACCTGCTTGTTTTTCGGGTATTTGTCCTAGTATAGATGTAACGGAAGGCATATTAACACCATCAATAGTATAATATCTTACACCGTTTTGATTCTTGCCTTTCACACCTAACGATTTAGGCAATACTTCTTCATTCAATTTAACATGTTTAAACATAATATACCTTTCCGTATAAATTTATATAATTATTATATCACAATTTGTCAATATTGTCAAGCTAATGGATCAACTTTTTTATCTTTTGTTACCATTGGTAATTTCTTTAAAATTGATTGATATTTGTATTCTACACTCAATTTTGTATAATAATCAGGTCTTAAATTAGAGTTAATTACTGTTCTCCAGAAGCTAACAAAACCACATTGTTGTTTTTCATACCAAGTATCACCTTCAGTTGAATAATCACACATCATAGGTAAATATATTGTTGTATCGTAACCTCGTTTTACCCAATTTAAGGCACCTAGTTTTTTACTATCTAAACAACAACCTGATGTTTCTGTACCACCTATTATTACTTTTGTAATTTTAGAATCAAATTGAAAATTTGATACTTTTTTGTTTATTGTGTCTATAAAAAAATCAATATCTATATCTTTTATTGAGCCATCTTCAGTTTGAGTTTCTTTTGATGTTTCAAATACTTGCCATTTATTAATCCATGCAAATTTACTTAATGCTCTTAATTTTTCATCAAGTGGTTTAGACCATTGATTTATCCATGATTTCTGTTTATTGTAAGTATTAAAGACAACTAAACATTTTTCTCTATCTATGTATCTATTAGATAATATGTTCGCTAAAGCAAGATATCTTTTGTGTAGGTAATTCTGATCTTGTAATTCTTTTTCACCCTCAAAGTCTATTAATAATATAAGTGTATTCATTTTTTGGGTAAATTTAATTCTGTATAATTTGTTTCAAGTTTTATTTTATATGCTCCATACTTTTTAATCCATTTATATACATCAACTAAAGACACCATTGTTCTTTCAATATCATTAATACCTGGTTGCTCATATTCAGCACACATTGGCAAATATATGGTTGTTGCATAACCTTTAATATATGAATTAATTGCGTTCATAGGTTTAGATGATTTTATAACACAACCTGCTGTATTAGTTCCACCAATTATAATCTGTGTATTATCTGTACCCATTAAAAAATTGTGGTGTTGAAGTAATTGTTTTTGTAAATCTTCAAAGGTTATATGTGAATCATATTCGTAATACTTAATATCAAGGTGTTTAGCCATAAATTTAAGTTCTTCAAGTTTTAAATCTTTATTGCCTTTGGAAACTGCAAATATTATTTTTGATCTATCTATTTGTGTATCTGTTAAGATTTTCTGCACCTCGGCATATCTCCTATTGTTAAGATATTCGCTACCGAGGGCAGGATGTCCTTTAAAATCTATTAATAATATAACCGTCTTCACCTCATATACCTTTCTGCATATATTGATCTATGATCTTATCTTGCTCTAGTTTTTTTATCATTATTAAGACGTTCAAACGCTCAGCTGGGATCGTACGGTTCATATACCGTCTTACCATCATCATTTCTGTATGCTCTTAATACTTGTTTTCTGTTGTCTTCAGCATTCTTGTACGAACAATGAATCCAACCGCTGTTAGGCTCTTCTGGATTATGATATTCTAATATCAACTGGTCAAAATCTAACGAGTCAATGATGTATTTTGCTAGTTCAGCATTCGGCACGCCAAAGATTTCAAAATCCGCGGCTTGACCTTTTGCGTGCTGTGATTTTGCACTTGAACCTATTTTTAAACATAGTTCAGGACTTCTATATCCTGAAGATACAGATACCACTTTGCCATAATGATCTCTAACTTTTTGTAGAACATTATCACATAGCTTCTTTAAGTTATCCATATGATCTTCGCTTGGATTATTACTAATCCCATGTCTATCTGCTGTTTGAGAAGCAGTTAGTTCTTTAAGCGAAAAGTTTTTGCTTAGTTGCATTTAATTTATCCTTTGCTATAAGTTTTATTTTCTTTAAGGTTCTTATATCGTACCATAATTTAGTTGATCTGTCTTGTTTTCTTTTATCTTCAATTTCATTCACCGCTCGTTTTAATTCTTTGTGATGAGCTTTTACTTCTAACATATTATCCCCTTGTAAGTTTTAATATTTTATCCATCTGTGCCTTAATAATTGGTCCTCTATTAGGCCAATGTATATAAGGTTCGTTGGTTTTTGAAAGATTATACAAAAACGGTAGTATAGTCTTTTCAATCTCTTTAAATCTCGCTGATACGTCAGCGTCCTGTATCTCTTTGTTAACAGAATCTTTCTCTGCTACAATTTGCATAATCTCATTCATCATAGACTTTATATCGCCTACGTCTGCTTTAACTTTTGCAATCTCTAAATTAGAGTCTTCTACAACCTTCGGATCTATTGCTGGTGTGTCTTCAACTGGTTTCTTTGATACAGGAGTAAAACCATAATCTACATCGGTATCAAACTCCCTCATAAAATCAGGTATGTCTGCCATTAGTTTTCTCCTTGTTTAGGTAGGTGCAATGAGCGGATTGACTTATTAGACTCTGGTATACGACCGTTGTTTTTCAGTTGCTCGCTCTGCACCCCTATATTATTTAGATTTTGCACTTTGTCTAGCCTTGTGTTTTTTCATAACTTGCTCTGTTTTGATTTGTTTTGTTGACTTTGTTCCCATTTCATTTGCTAAAGCACTCATTGGGTGTGCTTCTGCTACTTTTGATAATGTTTCTTTCCAACCACTATCTGATCTATAACTAGCGCCACTTACACCTGCAACAATTCTTATGCCTGATATATTTTGCTTGATGTGTTTGTTCTTTTTAAGATACTTTTCCCTCTCGTCAATAGTCATCATTTCGGTAAACTCTTTACCAGTTCTTTTATTTGTAAATGTGTATATGGGCATTTATTTTAATGTTAGATGAAACAATAACTGATTAGTTGTTAAAAGCATATCTTCAAGTATGCTTTCTAAATCCATTTGACCTTTTACTTTGCTGTTTTCTGCAATCTTCGTTATTCGTGCTACTTGTTTTTGTACTTCACCTTTAACTTGACCATTGTCAGCGTAATTCATTATGCCAGGTCTTAATTCAGCACTAAACTTAATTCTAGTACCTGATTTGCCTTGCCAAGTTTCTACAAACTCGTCATTTAATTTACTAAACTTTTCATAATATTCACCTGTACTTTCATGCTCAGAATATGACTCTGTTTGCCAATGGTAACTTTGAATATCATTCAAAAAGTT